AAGAACCTGCTGAATAACCACCAAAAGCATTACCGCCCCCACCGCCACCCATACTACCCATCATACCGCTTGATTGTGCTAGTTGTGATTTCATACCTTGAGGTAAACCAGCCCACTGTTTTTCAGATATGTTTGATGGACGCATAGCGTTTAACTGTGCTTCATTAGGACGGCCTTGCCCACCGCCTATGTAGGCATTAGGTAGCTGGTTATCTAACTGAGGTTTACGAGCTAAAGATACCCTCTCAGTCTCAGACATCATTCGCCAATCAGGGTTTGTTGACTCCTGTCGTAGATATTCTTGTCTGGCTTGATCATTCATACCGTACATAGTCTGTTGGGCGAAATCACCTAGAGGATCAAACTCATTGTAAGCACCTAACATACCACCAAAGTAGCTGTCTGTTCCTAGTGCATTGCCTAACTCATCTAATAATTTACCTTTAAAACCACCTGTAATTCCATTCCCTAAACCTCTAAACATTGTGTCAGGGGCTTGGTTAGGGTAAGAAGTAGTTCCTCCACGAACATTGGTAAACGACTGAGTAGGGGCGTTAGCGTAAGTATTACCAGCTACATTAGGATTACCTTGAGGGCCTCCATACATAGGCCCTGTTTCTGTAGCAGCAGTTATTTGAGTTTGTGGAGAAATAGGGTTATTACCACCCCAAGATAAACCAAATAAAGATTCAGACCTTTTTTGTTCTTGTAGTTTTTGGTTATAAGCTGCCTCTGCTGCTGCATTACTTGCTGCTGTTTGTTGTGCTGCTTGAACTGCCGCCATCTGCGCTGCTTTAGCTTGTGCTGCTTCTGCTGCTGCTATTTGCGCTTGCATATTCCTATTAGCCGTAGCCTGTGCTACTGCTGCTGCCTGTGCTGCTGCTTGACCGCCACCCCCACCGTTATTATTATTGTTATTATTGTTATTATTTCCACTACCAGTACGTGTCCCAATGGCGTTTCCATTACCCGACCTAACAGGATTACCGCTTCTATCAACTAATGCCATTATGCAGTCCTCTTCCAGAAGTAGACGACAACGTAAGGTTGTACGATATCATGTGTATGTGCTGCGTTACCGCCTGTAGATCCAGAAGCAGGGGCTCCAGCACCACCGTTAGTTGTAGCGTAGACATTCGCACTACCATCACCACCGCCCAATGTCCAACCAGAAGCGTGAGTGTGGGCTGGTATCTCGCTGACTGACAGAGCGTGAGAATCAGTCTTAGAACCGCCTGTCTCTTCAACAGTATCAAAAGAAGCATCTGATGCATCAATACCTATCAGTACCTTACCTGCACCAAAGGCTGACCATGTACCTACACCTAACAAAGTAGCAGGGTTAGTCGCTACTACTGAGGTATAGACAGACCCTACTGGATAGGCAAGACCATTGACAATAGCTGCTGTAGGCGCTGCCGCAGTAATAGCAGTAGCAACAAAAGACGTAGTAGCTACTTTAGTTGTGTTGTCACCTGTAGTTGCTTTAGACGCACTAAATACTTCTAATGGATCTCCGTTTAAGTTTGCTTTGGAGTTAACTGCTGTTTGAACAGCTACAAATTCAGTATTAAAATCATCCCCTGAAACAACCTTAGCTGGATTAGAGTCTGCAAGCGCATCTTTTCCCGACCACGCTACTTGTACTGTATAATTACTCATCGTATTTTGCCTTCTTTTGCTAGGACTGTCATGCTTTGAAGCGAGCCTTTAAATCCATTAATTAAATTTATCATTTCTATCTGGACTGTTTTAGCTGATTTACTCATATTGACTTTATACTCTCTAGGGAAAAACAATGGAGAGTATTTAGAAGTTCCGAATAAGCTAGTGCTGGCCCCATATACAGCCGTAGTTCCTGATGAAACAGGGGTTAAGTTAAACGTAGCTGAGTTACCTTGTGTAATGTTGTAGTCTCTAAACCATTTAACCGTAACGTCCTGTTCACGGCCTCCGTCTATAACACAAGAGAATTGTTTTAGTAGTTTAGCAGAGTGGGGCACACCAAAGTCCATCCAGACTGTCTTAAATGTAGTCTGGTAAGTCTTATATACGGCAGTAGAACCTGAGTAATCTAGATCGTAATAGTTATCATACGTAGCTATAACACCATTAAAATTACTTGATCCTAGACCTAAATATAATTGACCAGTGCTTAACGATAAGAAAGACTTAGGACTACGGTTTTTATCGAATAGCCACTTAGTAATTCTAGGGGTGTTGTCTGGGTTTATTACTTTAAAATCTAAGATGTACGTCTCATTAATTCCTGTGAAGGATAAGACATAATAACCACCTGATGTGTTATATTCTGATTTAATGTCGTCTGGATTAGACGATGTAATGTGTTTGATAATATCATTCTTGACATTCTTAGTCAAGTCTGTTAAGGGCATCTTGTCTTGGATCTTAGTACGATTCAGCGACCTAACGCCATCAGCAGCTAAGAATAAAACATCATCACCAAAGGCTTGTATAGAATCTCTAGCAATACACCCTACACCTTGTATTACTTCATCTAAAGCAAAAGTAGTAGCACTAGGATCAAACGGATCATTATAGATGGCTATGTTGTTCTTACCGAATATAATCAACTTACCATTAAAAGATTCTAAGGCTACAATATCATCGTAACCCCAGACTGATTTCATGTTTAAAGCACCAGACCCTGTACCTGTCCATTTATGATGTTCTAATGTCCGAGAGTACAGTATCGTTTGTTTATCTTCAGTAAATCCTGCCGCCCATAGACGACCGTACTGAGACAACATAGTAGAAGGATCAAAAGTAGTTATGTTTGTAGATGCTGAGTAATGAGCCGTGTCTTCTAAGTCTGACCATACTCCTGTGTCTGAAGTAAAATGTATGGGCCTGTGTCCTGCTTGAACACCAATAGAGTCATCATCGTACTGTATCCACTGCCAGTTATCGCCTGTAATAGTCTGTGGAGTACCTGTGAATGTTTGTTCAGTATTTACTTGAGGTACAGCACTAGAGTTAATCTTCCAAATCTTATTGTTAGCTGAAGAGATTAAGTTAGCAGTGCCATTAGCATATTGATGCCAATGCAGAGATTTAACTGGGTAGTTACCTACAGTAGCAGAGATAGCCTGAATACCCTTACGAGAAGTCAGACGACCCTCTGAGTTAATCATTATATTGTCTGCGTTAACTAACCACCTGTGATCTAGACTAGAGGCGTTAGCTTGAGTGTTTAACCCAAATACACCTACAGAGTCTAGAACTAAAGGGTTTAATTGCTTAGTTGGCATACCAAGTCATCTCCATCTGAGTCTTACCAGCATCAATCTGTACGGCTCTAGATAGGATGTTGACGTACTCTCCTGCGGCTACTGATACCTGAGTACCCCCGTCTTCACCACGTTCAGCTAGGGCCCTCATATAAGCACCTAAGATAACTGCTTGCTCATTGACGTAACAGTGAGTCTCAGCTAATTGAAGCTTGTCTTGTGGCTTAACTACGTTAAAGTTAATTCGTCTTGTGTCATTAGGCAGAGGCCATACATCAACCACCATATCTAAGTTATCATCAATACCGTTAAAACCGTAAGAAGAGGGCTCACCTTTAGCTATGTTAGCTGTAGGAAATACTCTAGTGTTTATGTCAGCACTAGACATTTGGTTTAAGATAGTACCTGTTGAAGTATCAATGACATCTAATACTTTAAAGTCTCTTCCTGCCCCTAAAAGGGAGTAAGACATAACACCATCACTTGTAGAGATAGCAGACGTAACACGTAATACTTGCCAATCCCAATAATGCTCTACTTCATACTTTGCATCATTGACAAAATCACCAACCATTTTATGATAGTCAGTAGGGCCGTTTGCTGAAGAAAGATTACCAGACCAATCAGTCATCTGATCTTCTCGTAATCTCCGCAGCACTTCATTTATAATATCTCTATAAATCATAATGTTCCTTCTTTAAAATATAACCAACAAGCAAAAGCACTTGCGCCTATAATCCACATCAGTTTCTTAACGACTGACTTACCTACTGAAAGGTAAAAACGATCATAGGCTTTCTGTGCAGCTAACTCAGCTATTTCATCTTTCTCTTGTTCTGTCAATTTAGTATCACTCACTTTTAATATTTAAGATACATAACTACGCCAAAGAAAGCAGCTAGAACAGTTACGAGTATTCCTATAACTTGTCCTGCCAGTACCATAGTCTCTTTAATTTCTTTAGCTTGTGCTTTTTGTTTCTTAACTTGTGCTTTCTGTTTTTTATGGAACTCATCTCTAAACTGACAATACTTATAGTAGCCTTGAATAGACTGTTTGTTGAGCATAAACTCTAGTTCTTTTTCTTGGCGTTCTATTGCTTGTTTTGCTTGGTATGCTCCCAGTACATCTCCTGTACCAATGGCAGCTTTCTGTTTTATAGACTGACTTGCACTAAAGTATTTAGTTACAGCCGATCCAGCATCAGCAATCTCTTTGCCATTAGAAAGAGTTTGTTTAATAACTGAAAAGGCAGCATTCGCAATAGCCAGTTCTGCTAACATACCCAAACCCTCTTTGTGTACTCTACGGGAATCCCGTATGGTTCTCTTGATGGTTGTACTACTAGGTACTCAGCGTTAACTCTGTTGACAGATGGTTCAATTAGTAAACCCTGTCCCATAGGCGCAAGGGCAGGAGCTACGTGAACTGGGTATATCTCTAAAGGACTAGAATTCATTATATACTCTCAATGTTTCGTATACAGAATGCTATAGTAGTTTTATCTTCAGTTTCTTTCTGAACTGCATAGCCAAGAATAGGATTCGTAACTAATCTATAGTCTAATTCTTTAGCTACTACCAGTAACTCCACTCTACACTTTTTAAGAGTTGGATAACTAGATACCATAACAGGCAGTGCAGGTTCTGTACTTACTGAAAGCATAGTAGCTACTACAAGAGCATACATTATGACTTAGGTTTTTTATGAGTTAGAGTCTTACTAGAGGCAGTATGCTTTGCACCTGTCATAAGTTTACCTGATGGATGCTTATGAGTTTTGCCTGTGTACTTCTTACCATTTGGTAAATAATGTAGGACGCTTTTCATAACTAGTATCCTTTTTTCTTTGGTTTCTTAGTAGGTTTTGATGGGGGACGACCTTTCGTAGTCCCATATG